ACATGGGCCAGGCCCTCTTTGCTGGTGCGGTTGGCAGCAGGGCGGCGGTCGATTCCCGGCGGTCTGCCGGGGGTGCCGTACAGGGGCCGTCCATCTGGGGCCCGGCCTTCGGCGGCGCGTTTGGCGTCTCGTTGTGCCCTGCCCTCGGCTTCGACGCGTTGGGTGCGCTCGCGATTTAGTTGCGCCTGGCGGGCCGCGTTTTGCTGCTGCTTGGCTCTGGCGCGCAGACCGCCGGAATCAACCGTGACGTTGATCTGGGTGCTCACGGCTTAGTCGTCCGCCACCAGCTGGATGCGGTAGGTCTGTGTTTGGCCCGGTGCCAGCGCAATGTTCGGGTCCTCGACGATCAGGCTGTGCAGGTTCGCGGCCCCATCGACGTAGATGGCAATGCGGTCGTAGGTGTAGCCGGCACCAGTCGCGGTAAACCCTGCGTCAATTGAGGGGATCTCGTAGCGGGCGTCGGTGGTGTCATAGGCACCGGCCTCGATGGTGGCGCTGAAGCGCACGTAGCCATTGCCGCTTTGCTCGATCGTTTGCCACTGGGCGACGGTGCTTTCGACGGTGAAGCCGCTGGTGCCGACTGAGCACAGCATCACCTTGAGCGTTTCGCCTTCGTAGGCCAGGGCTGCGACGCGCTCCAGCTCTTTGCGGCTGATCGTGGTGGTCAGGGCCATGGGTTACGCCAGCGTGAGGACGCCAGTGGTGGCATCAAAGTCCACCGCGAAACTCTCGCCAGCGGCCAAGGTGATGCTGGAGCCGTAGTCCCACCAGCCGATCAGCTCATCGTTGGTGGCGGTGTCGTTGTAGAGCACGGCATAGCGCAGTGGGCCGATCGTGCCGCCGCTGGCCGTCCAGGTGGCTGGGTCGCCAAGCACCAGCTTGTAGGTGCCGCTGGTCTGGGCGCTGCTGGTGATGCTTGCGGTGGCGCCACCTGCGGTGTAGCCGTTGCCGGCGCTGATCTCCGTCAGGTTGGCCTTGACGGTGTTGGTGGCAACGGGGGCCGTGTTGGTCAGCATCACCTTGAGGGTGTCGGCGCCGAGGTCGTGCTTCTTCTCGGCCAGCGCCTCGACAAAGCTGTTGAACTTGTTGAACGCTGCCATGCCAGGTCGCTACGAGGCTGTGGACCTAGGTTGCCGGGGTGCTAGCAATCAGCCGGATGGGGCGGCGGTAGCTGGGGTACATGTCGAAGGTGCCGGATTCGACTTGGGTGAGGCTGAACGTGCCAGTGGCACCGGCAAAGCCGATCGGCGCAAAGGCGGTATCTATCGTCAGCGCGCTACCTGTCAACGTCAGGTCGAGAGCCGACATGGTCAGTACGGTGGGAGCCTGACCAGATGGGTTTTGGTTAAAATCAGCCATCAAACGACGCGGGCTACGAACATTGGACTTGCACCTGTCCCCGCAGAGCTAGAGCTATTGGCGACCTGGATCATTTCCCATTCTTGTGTAGTGGCAGTCACGATTAATTTGTCTCTCACAGCCATAGTATTGTTGGCATAATGAAAACTTATGCCGAAATCTGATGGCATTGCTTCACTCAAGTAAGGCCAGTAATTGACGCCAGTAAAAACTGGAATAACGTCCGTAGCATATTCAGGGTTGGTGTTGTTAAACCCTAACGGCATATATATGTCGTTGTTTGGCGTGCTTGCGCTTACATTAGTGGTGCTATTGGAAACGTTGCCAGCGCCTAAATAGCTATAAGGTTCAATAGGATAATAGCTAGTAAAATTGCCACTGCTCGTAGCACCCCGCAAGGAGCCGCCGCTCAGGTATGTGCGGCGAAGCTGTGGGCAGTCATTGCGAAACCCGACAACCCCTGCGTTGTTAAGGGTTCGGCACCTCGCCGAAACGAATGGGCAGAACATAACTTTGTTAAGATCCAGCCAGCTTGCTTCAGGTGCGCCAGCATCAGGAATATGGAAGTTAAAACTATTAGTGCCGTTGCGTAGCAAAAACCAGCTGAAATCAGTGTTGACTGCGCTTGTATAGCGTGTCAGCGTAACAGTAGTCGTAGCAGTAAGCGTTCTCAGGTTTGAATGGTTGGTCGTCGAGTTTGTAGTCGTTGCAAAGTAATCGAGATACTGCGTTCCAATCGGCACATGCGTCGTGGCATTCCAGCCGGTAGCCACATGCAGAAACACACCGCCCGTGGTGAACTGGAACCAGTAGTACGTTTTGCCGTAGGTCTTGGTGTCGTCGTATTGGACCTCCAGAATGCGGTTTTCGATCGTGTTCAGGAAGCTGTCATACCAGTCAGTCATCAGACCGGCATCAATAAACGCATCCTTGAACAGGTCTGCGAGCTGGGCCGCAGTCCAGGTTGCGGTGGCGGTGTAAGTCTCAACGGTGACGGCCATCTCAGCTGATCTCCTCGTAGTTGATGGTCAGGTCGATGCCGCTAGCGCTGCTGGCTTTGGCGTACAGCGAGTCGCCTTCCTCCAAGTAGACGTACTCGTTCTTGTCTGAGACGATCAGCGCCTTTGCGGTGCCGATCGAGACGCCTTTGATCAGGTAGCGGTGGGTGCTGCCGCGATACACCGTCAGGTCCAGCGCCACTGCGGCCCCAGCGCTATCGACGTTGGCGGCGCGGATCGTGTTGAGCTTCAGCAGCAAGCCGCTGGCAGCAGCGTTGTCCACCACGGAAGTCAAGGTGGTGGCTACGGAAGCCATGGCGGTCTTGCCTGTGACCGTTGCCGGTGATCGCAGATTGGGCGCTGCCATGGCTTTGTGAGGCGTCTCCTAGCTTGCCTATTCAGCCCACCAGTCCGGGTACACCAAGCTCTCGAAGCCGTAGGTCTGCGTGGCCCAGCTGGAGAAGTAGTCGTTTACGAACAGCTGCGCGGCATTGCCGGTGAGCCCCAAGCTGGCGGAAGCACCGTCGAGCTTGAGCTGACGGATGAAGTTGGCGGCTTCAGCGGCAACAGTGAACGCTCCCGGCGCTGCCGCCAGGGGCTGCACTGCCCGCAGGGACGCATCTTCGCCGTCAAGCGAAAACGCGCCGGCTTCAGCGATCAGGGGCAGCCGCTCGAATACCAGCGCCGCCTCTTGGCCGGTGGCGGTGAACGTGCCGGCATTGGTGCCGATGACGTAATCGCGGACGCTGCCTGCACCGAAGACGCTTAGCTCGAAGCCACCTGCGCTGCTCACCATGCGGTAACGACGCAGCAGGGCCGCCGGTTGGCCACTCAGCGTCAAGGCACCGGCCTCGCTGGTTAGCAGCTTCACGCGGGCGGCGGTAACGCCCAGCGTGACTACCAGCGGCTCAACCTCGGTCAGCAGCTCTAGGGCGTAGTCGAACTTGGTGACGACGTTGCCAAGCCTGATCCGGGCGTCGTAGATCGCCGTCTCGTTGTACGGCAGCACAATGCTCGCGGCGGCCATATCGCCGTCAACGATCGGTGGCGTTGTGGGTAGCGCCGTAACTCCAGGCGCGACGGGGAACCAGAACGTGCCGGTGCCGCCGACTGCGCCCCAAAACAACGCATCGGTCGAGCAGACGATGCCGCTGGAGTCGAACGCCCACTGGCTGCCGTTGACCCGGTACAGCGCTGTCAGCCCGTTGGCCTGCAGGTAGATCGGCTCGAACGGCGCAACAGGCATCCGTTCCGGTGCCACCTGCAGGTTCACCCCGCTGCGGTTGCCCAGCAGCAGGCGGTTCTGAACGCGCCCGTAGCGGTTGGCCTTGGCGGCGGCATCACTGGGCGCGGCGGTGAACGGTCCGCCGCTGGGGCCAGAGAAGATGTCATCCGGGGCGTAGGGCATCGAAAACTCGATCCGCCGTTGTGCTGTGGCACTGCCAAGGGCTAGCTCCAGCTCGGCTTTGCTTTCGGTGCGCCAGCCGTTGTTCGGGTCGCCGTCTTTGGCGTAGGCCGCGTTGGTCCGCTCTGCTGCCGGTGGCCGGGCCTGGCCGGACATCAAAACAGTTCTACGCGTATCGACGACCTTATCCAGCAAGCCAAGATTGCCAGATAAGGTTGCATTGATATAACTCTGCACTTCCGACGAACTTTGGAAGCTATCACGCGCTTGCGCAATAGACTGTTGCCCAGCAATCGTCAAGTTCCATAGTCCATACGTCTCTGTTGTCGTACGTGTAAACTCGCCAACAATGTCATACGTAGTGGTCGTGCGCTCTGTTAAGTAGCGATTGATAGACGGAGGAAGGGTAACAAAATCCGTAACGCTAAACACCATTGGCAGCCCGGCTGCGCCAACCGCCACAATCGCTGGCTCATATCGCCGCCGTTCCTGAAATACTTGGTTTCCATCAGCATCGTAGACGTAGACTTCCTCGGTATAGGAGCTGACGTTCTTAGCCGTAAAACTAATACCATTCTGCAGGTACTCTTGAACCAAGGCGCCTGCTACTGAGGCGTTTAGGCGGGATTCCTCTATAGCCCGCAGATAAGGCACCTCTTTGTCGCCAATCTGCCTGTAATAGGTGGTTTCTTGTGTCAGCTCGAAGGATCGGTAGACCTTGCTGAGCTTTGTACGAGTAGAACCAACAGTGCGGTCATAGCTGATTAGCACCTCAACAGGTGACTCTGAGCGGCTGTACTCCCAGTTGATCGCGTCGTTGTCAGCATCGTCATCAGGGTCCTTGAGCTTCAGGCTGCTGTAGCTGACCGTGACGGCTTCACCCGGAAGTTGGCCGACACCGATCGGGCCGAGGTCCACGATGTCGCCACTGCCGTAAACCGGGCCGGTACCGCCATCCTGGTCGAGGCTGGCCACCTGCAGCACCTCGTCGCTGTCGAGGTAGCCAAAGTACGACTCGGACACCAGCAGGTCGCCCAGCACCTGGACGTAGCCGCCGCCAAAGTCGAACTCCGCGATGGAGAACTTGTTGGTCAGGGGGTTGGTGTTGGCGGTGATGTCTAGCTCAGTGAGGCACTTGTCCATCACGCTGGAGGCCCGTATAGGCAGCGTGACAATGCGCTGATCGTCCTCGTCGTACTCATCGTTTTCGGGGTCGTCGAAGGCGTCCCACTTCACCGGCTCCTGCAGGTCGCTGAGGTAGGTGAGCTTGCAGCCCAGCTCCACCTTGGTGGTGCGGCGGAACGGGTCCGCGAAGGACGAAAGCACGCGCAGCTTTCGAGGGACCATGCGGGTGACGCCGCCTTTGGTGTAGCTGAACGTCACCACCGTGCCCATAGCGGGGGTGATGAGGCCGCTGATCTCGCAGCTTCCCCTCGTCTTGACGAGCCCGCTGCCCTGCAGGTAGTCGTCGCTGATGCTCCCGCTGATCAGGGTGCCCAGTGAGCAGGTGACCGTGGCGCGGATGTCAATGGCCATCAGAGGATCTGCAGCGCCGTCAGCTGGACCGTGTAGCGGGTGGACTTCACCCCGCCGCTGATGATCACCTCAGCCGTTGCGGTCGGCGCCGTCACCGGGAACCAGCTATTGGCTGCCGGCACCGCCGCAATGGTGGTGTCATACCAGCTCAACACGTCGTCGAAAGTGCCAGTGGTCAGATAGCCCTCGATCTCGCGGATTTTGTGCGCCGCCAGCGGTCCTGTGACATAACTGGTGCCTGTCGCAGTTAGCGCGACGGCGGGGCCGTCCTGCCGCGTATCCATCGGCTTGGTGAGTGTGATTACCGGCGATGTACCAGATGCCCGCGTCAAAGTCACCGTTCCATAATTAGGAACATTGGCTTCAGAGCTTTCGCGGCTTTTTTCCTGCTCCCGCAGCAGCACCGCAAGGGCCTGCGTTGCATCCACCAAGTCAAAGCTGGTGCGGATGTAAACACCAACCGCTTCACCTTCAGGTGCGCTGGTAAACCAACATTCAACATTGCTCCATGCCAGGCCAGCAGCGCTGCCACTGAATGTCACAGTGCTGCCAATCGACAGCGAAATCATCGTGTCCGGATCTGCTGACCGCGCTGTTTTCCAGCTGTCAAAAATCGAAAGCAGGCTTAACCATTCTGCTGGTGTCAGCAGACCTCGTACGGTCCATCGACGACTAACCAGTCCGTTCGTCGTATCAGTCTCGGCATAGCCATAGGGCTGTGCCTGCAAGCGAGATAGCGTGAGCGATTCCAGCGTTACAGCCATAGCTCACACCATCCGATTGAGCATATTCAGATTGTTGCTGCCATCATTGTCGCGAAGACCAACATTCACGTTCCAATTTTTTGCCACCAGCCGATCTACGCTTTGCTGCAGCTTGCCAATCGCAATTGCCTGGTGTGCAACGGTTGCCGCCAGCTCTTTAACGTTTCCGCCAATAGATGCAGGGCTGTTGCCTGTTGCCATTGCAGCGCGCATAGGCTGGCTGCTGTCAAATACGCCACGAGATTTGAGTTGCCCTGTTACACCAGCAGGAATTACCACGCCACTGGTTGATGGCGTCCAGAGAGAGTTTGCGGGCCGGTTGATCAAGGAGAGTTTCCCAGCAGCAGTCAAGAACGATTCCTGGCCCAGGGAACGCCCGGAAGGGCCGTCGTTGATCCGCACGGTCTGGCCAGCATCAACTGGGCCACCAGCCCACCGAACAGGCGGGATGGCATCACCTGAAACTGTTGAATCACCGTTGCTATCCACGTTGACATTGACTTGCCAAGTTTTTTTGGCTAGTTCATACAGCGCATTGGTGTTTTCAATTTGTGCTTTGCTGAGAGCATCCGATGCAGTTTTGTAGCTTTCGGCAAAAGCCGCCAGCTGAAATAACTTCTCAGGAGTGTCGTTAATTGCTAGCTTTTGCTGTAGCGCTAAAAGCTCTGTGCCTTCTAGAGTGGCTAGCTGCTTGGCAGCATTAGCTTGCTCGTCAATGCCGGAAATGTCTAGCTCCAGCTGATTGCGCTTGAGGGCTGCATCTAGTGTTTTTTGCTCTTCTTCCGCACGTTTTTTTGATTGTTCTAGCAGCCTCGCTGTTGCAACCGCCTGAGCATTCAATTCGGCTGTGGTGTCCTTGTTCTTCGCACGGAATTGCTCAGCCAGTTCGGGCAATGCAGCTAGCACCTGTTCAAATTGCTTAGCCGAAAGGTTTAGCTGCCCAAAGGCGTTGTAACTCCCGCCAGCACCTTTGACAGCATCAGTGAACAAGGCGCGTGCTTGCTGGCCGGTGAGGTTGTATTGCTGTTGCAGGGCCTGCAGTGCGCCAACGGCCTCTGCGCCTTGCTCGGGGATGATTCCTAGCGCATTACCTATAACACCACCGCCTAGGCCAAGCTTGTTGGCCTGCATAACAACGCCAATTCCTTTCAAAACACCTTCAAGTGCTTTTACGTTTTCAACAACCGTTGGTAGCAAGTCAGTGCCAAAGCTGGTCATCAGCTCATCCCAGGCATTGGCCAGCCGCTGGAAGTTCTGCGCCGCCGTTTCCGTCCCGCCAGCACTTGCCGTCAGCTCATTTAGGCCCTTGGTCAGGGCCGGGAAGAACTGATCAGCGGTGAGCTGGCCGCTTTCCACCAGCTTGATCAGTTCCTGTTGCGTCAATCCCAGACCCTTAGCTGTTGCCGCAAACGCAATCGGCAACCGCTCCCCAAGCTGCCCGCGCAGTTCTTCCATCTGCACGGTGCCTTTGGCCGCCACCTGCTGCAGCGCCAGCAGTGAACCGCTGATTTCATCGTTGCTCAGCCCAAGAGCTTGCGCCGACTTCGCAACAGCGCCAAACAGTGCCTTTTGCTGCTCAATTGGCACATTTGCCGCCGTCGCAGCAGCAGTAAAGCTGCCAAAACTCCCAGCCAATGTCTTGAAGCTGAGGCCTAGCTGATTAGAGAGCCCCTTTGTAAATGCAAGAGCTTCTCCAGCACCTTGAGGCCCAAGAGTGTTGCTCAGCTTCTTGGTGATCGTCTCTAGCTGTACAGCAGCACCAATGGATCCTTTGAAAAATCCAACCACCGCTCCAAACGATGCGATTCCAGCCAGCTGCCCAGCAAGGCCGCCGCCGATTCCAGACACCGCATTGCGGAAAGCGCCTGCTTGCTGGCCTGCATTATTGAGTTCTGCGCCAGTTGCTCTGATCCTGCTTTGGAGCTTCTGAAATGCTTGGCTGCCGATCGCCACGCGCTCTAGTTGCCCTTGCAAATCGGCAAGCCTTGCCCGCAATGCAATGACGCTTTTGGGGTCAGCATTGATTGTGATCCGACGCTGCTCAACCCGGCGAAGCTGCGACTCGACTTCAGCGATCCGCCGGCCAGTTTTCTCGAACGCGCTGGAATCCACCGCCACCTTGGTCTGGCGCTGCTGCAGCCGGCTGAGCTCGGTGTTGAGTGCGGCCAGCGACTTGGAGCTGAACCCCTGGATACCTTCCCCGAGGCCCTTCCCAACCGCTTGCCCGGATTGCTGCGCGCGTGCTTCGAGCTGCTGAAACCCACGCAGCAGCTCGGAGAAATCGCCGCCAACTTGAACCTGAAAATCGCTCATGGCGTCACCACCAAGGTGGGATTGGTCCAGGTCACGACGACCTGATCAACCACGCCGATCCCCTTGCCTGGTGCGTCGCTGTCGATCGGCGTGGTCTTGGCCCCAGGCAGCAGCGCCAGGATCCGCTGCGCCACGGCCTGGAGCTGCGCGGCTGATTGCCAGCCCATCACGTAAATCCGCCAGGTTGGATTCGGCAGGGTTTCGGTGCTGAGCAGCGGCCGGTTGGCAAACCCCGGCACAGCGGTGATCACCAGCTCGATGCCTTCAGCGATGGTGCCGGCCGGCATCGATTCATTGGCCGCCAGCACGGCAATGGCCGGCCTGCTGGTGCCATCGGCCAGGGTGTAGGTGCCCAAGGCTGCGGCGATGGCCGTGTCTGCCACCAGCCGGTCGTAGATCGCCTCAGCGGTGGCAGGGAGGGTCACCAGCGGCGGCCGTCGTTCCCTTGAGCTTTCCGACACCACCGGCAAACTCTGCAAACCGCCAGACGGTGATGGAAACGCTCCCGCTTCACGAGCAGTTCCGCCTCAATCAGTGGCGTGCCTTGATTGATGGCGCCGGCCCCGGCGATTTGGAAGCGCTCCGGCAGATCAGCCATCAGGTGCTGGATTACGCCATCACCAACCGCGCCTTTGCGCTGGCACAGGCTGCAGCGCTGCTGCCCAAACAGCAAAACGCCCCAGCCGCCTGAGCAGCCAGGGCGCAGCGTGAACCGAAGATCAGAACTCCAGCTCATAGGGGCCGTAGGCCCGCAGCGTGGTGCTGTACTTCACGATCTCGCCAGCAGCGGGGGATTCCTCGAAACCGGTAAAGCGGCCGTAGCCGTAGCTGGTCTCGGTGAAGCCAACGGGGCCGATCCGGGCGTATTTGACCATGAGGCCTTCACGCACCGACTCCTTGGCGGCGATCCGCATCAGCTTGTAGGCCGCGTCATTGTGGTTGGTGACGCCCTCCAGGCTCCAGCTCATCGACTTCGACGTGGCAATCGAGGTGTCAAACGACTTGGCCTCGTCGTCGTAGGTGGTGACGGTTTCCTCGTTCTCCGACTCGCTCGGGGCGCAGTTGGTCAGGCCCAGCAACCGGATCGGGTTGTGGGTGCCGTCCAGCGCCAGGGAGGTGCCCACCACCACGCCGCTGGCCACGGTGGCCTCGGTGGCGTTTGCAGCGGTGAACGCAAACGACAGGGTGAACGGGGCCGTGGTGCTCACGGCGGTCACCTGATGGGTGCCATTGAGGGCTGCGAAGGGTGCCGGCAGGCCGCTCACGCCGATGGTGGCGCCAACAGCAATGCCGTGGGCTGCGCCAAAGGTCAGCGTGGCCACGTTGGAAGCAATGGCGGCCTTGGTGATGGTTTTGCCTTCACCGGCGAGCAGATTGAAGGTGCCGGCGGTGCCGGTGGGGATCACCAGGGAGGTGTTGGCCAGCAGCGTGGTGTTGTCGATGAACTTGCCGACGCCAAGGCCAGCATTAGGCAGCAGGGTGGCCAGGTTGACGGAACCCTTCTTCAGCACCTGGAAGAAGAAGTTGTAACCGTAGGCCTGCGAATAGACCGAAGACATGGGAGCAGCAGAACGCTTCCTCTCCAGCGGTCCAATCCCCTGCAAGCCGCCGCGACGGCTTAAGTGCAGCGCGGAAACCTAGCTGCAACCAATGGTCTGGGCTGCACTGTGAGCTGTTATCCCCGTGGTGTGTGCCACTGCCCGCACATGAAAAAACGGCCGTTTCAGGCGCGGGTGTGGTGGCAGGGGCGGTATTGGAGCCTGGGGTATTTCGCCAGCATCACCGAAGCCGAAATCAGGGTGAATCGGGTATATGCGGAGATGGCCGAATGGCAAGAAATGCAGCTTCCTCCGCCCACACTGCTCCCCCTCCTGCAGAAGCGTGAGGCACTGCAAGCCACACAGGATCCAGCAGCTCCGGCCAGTGGAACTCCCGAACCTGCCCCTGGGCTGTGCCCTCTGCGATGAGGAAACCACTCCAACCGCCGGGGGCCTGCCGCGGCGCCAGCAGAATCGCATCGCTGGTCACCAGGGCCAGCCGGGCCGGTGGGTCGTGGCCTTGCCCTGCCGCTGAGAGCACGTCGTAGAAGGCCAGCGCAAAGGTGGGGAACGCCTTGGCGCGGATCAGCGCCAGCATCGCCGCGCCAGCTTCCGATGGCGGCCGCTCGCCGGGCCGTTCCTGCCGGAAGAAGCAGTAGTCCGCCAGCGGCGGCACCGTGGCGCCCTCGGCCATGGCCAGGACGTGGGTGCGCTGGTGCAGGTAGGCCACGGGCATCTCTGCCCAGTGGAGCCGTTGGCTCAGCCAGCGCTCGCCTTCTTCGATCGCCTGGATGATGTAGTCGAGGGTGAGGGCCGCGAACTGCTCGCGGCTGAACTCTGGGGCATGGGGCCAGAGGCGGCGGCATCGCCAGAAGAGCTCGGCCCAGTCGATGGGTTGGGCGAGGAAGCGTCCGGGGTCGTCTCCGGTGTAACCGGCGAGGCCGGCGCCGCGAGCTTTCCCAGCGTCTCGGCCATCTCCTCAACTTGCTCCTCGGGGGTTTTGGCAGTGCCGCCCTTGGCGGCCTTCTCGCTCTCGGCAAAGACGGCGATGGCGTCCTGCAAAGGCCCGGGAAGGGTTTCGCTGTCGGCGGTGGTCCAGGCCTCGCAACCAGGCAGCCGGCGTGAGATCAAGGCCGTCACGGTGCGAAGCGTGAGCTGGCGGTATTCGTTGTCGAGCGTTGTCTGGATGTCGGCCACCAGGTAGGCGTGGTGGAGCATGGCGCGTTGCTCTGGTGCCTCCAGGGGTACGGGAACGCCCATGCGGGTGGAGAGGATGCGGATGGCGATCCGCTGCGCTTCGGTTTCTTCGGTGCCGTCCGAGACAAGCGCATCAGCGAGGGTGGATGCTTCGCGGTAGACGATCGCTTGGTATTCGTGCTCGCGGATGTCGATGATTTCGCCGGAGCGGAGGGCCCCGAAGACGGGGAACTCCAGTGAGCAGGTTTCGCCGTTGACTTCGGCCTCAACGAGACGCGTTTCACGCTTGGGCGCGACAACGAAGGGGAGCGCAGGGGATGGCATGGAATGCCGGTGGTGGGGTGCCGTAGGTTTCCGGCTCAACCGCGTTTGAACTGCGCCAGCCAGATGTTTTGCAGGCGCTCGCCGAGTTTGTAGACCTTCACCCCGCCAACGTCTTCCTGGCCGAGCACGGCGCGGGTCCAGGGGCGAGCCGGCAGCAGCACCCGATCCGCGTCGCGGTTCCCCCAGGGGTAGATCATTGCCCCTTCATGCACGGCGGTGGCGTAGTTGGCGGACCAGCTGAAGGTGGCCTGATAGGGCCCGGTCATCTGGTAACTGCCGGACTGGCGGAGGTTGCCAGTGTCGATCAGGTTGCGGGGGCTGCCGACCGGGCTGCCGGCGGTGCGCTGGGTGGTTCGCGGCCAGTCCCAGGCCTTGGCGGTGAACGACTGCTGGAACGCGGCGTAGAGCTCACTCATCACGATCTCAGCCGCCCTCCGGCTGGCGTCCCTGGCCCGGGCCTGCAGGTTCCCGGTGGTGACCCGGACGTTGATGCTCATCAGGCGGCCACCTGCAGCTCAACGGTGATGGCATCACCGAGCTGGGCGCGGAGCTCAGCGCCGATCCCACCAGGGCCGAAGGCGCCGCCCAGGGCGGTGATGGTGGCCTCACCCTGCTGGCCGGTGACGGCGGGCAGCGATTCGAGCAGGCCGAGAAATCCGCGGCCCGATGCACCGGTGAGCAGTCCTGCCGGTGCCAGGCCGGTGGTGTCCCAGCTCAGGCCGGCGGTGGCCTGCAGCCAGGAAGTGTTCGCCGGCAGGGTGGCCCAGGCGGTGATGTAGCCCTCCAGGGTGCGGGTGCGCGGGTCGATCGACGGCGTGGCCGGTGCGGCAGTGGCGGGACCCTTGGCGAAGACGTGAATCAACCAGCTGCCGGCGCCAGCGGGCACCCCGGAGCGGAAGTTCGCCGGTGCAGCGGCCGGCTGGGGAATCAGCAGGCGGAGATTGGCGTAGGGGGCGAAGTCGGTGGCCATGGGTCAGCTCCGCAGCAACATCGCCCCGCTGCCGGCGCCGCCATCAAACGCCTTGAGGCCCAGGGCCTGCAGGATCTTCCCCTTCAGCTCGCTCACCCGGGCGGCCAGCACGCCACCAGCGGTGGAATCACCACGGGTGCCGGCCTGGTACTGCACTTTCAGCAGGGAGGCATCCCACTCCAGAACATCGGCCTTGGTCTGCCGATCCGCCTTGCTCAGCGTCACGCCAGGCGCCGGGCCTTCGTAGCTCTGCACGTTGCCCAGGTGGGCAGTGCCATCTGACACCTTGTCGGCCCAGTCCTGCTCCAGTACCTCGACCTCATCAATCCACGCCTGCAGCTGGGTGACGGCATCAGCCGACGCCTCGGCGACCCGGTTCATCGCCGAGGTGAGCTGGGTGAGGTTGTAGGCCGAGACGGGCCAGCCGGCAAAGCCACGGATTTGCTCGCGGTCGCCGCTGCGCCACGGCGGGATCGTGGATGGAATCGGTGCAGGCATGGGCCAGGACTGGTCTGCTGCAGGTTTCCGGGGCCGGGGCGGAACGGTAAGCCGTCCCCACCCCACCACGCCATGAACCCGACCGTCACTGCCGTTGGGCGTCGTCTTCGCCCACGCAACGGCGAACCGCATCGGCATCAGGTCGTCGCCGTGGGGCCTGATGGCACGGGCCGGGTGGTGATCGATCGGGTTGTGGAATCGCAGATCTAGGTGGTGCTGGAACCGGAGCTGCCTTCAGGCGCTCAACGATCGGTAATGCCGTGATCCGCTTGCGAATCTTGATTGACGCAGGCTCAAGCCAACCGACTGAGCCACAACCGACCGCCACCAGAAATCGACGCATGGAGAGTGGTGGCCACCTTGTGGGCCTGGGCATCGCTCAGGTCTGTTGCAGCCGCGCGCAGCGCTTGACGGGTGGCATCCTCATCGCGGGCGCTGACGCAGGCGTGGCACAACAGGAATGCCGCCAAATCATCCGGTAAATCCACTGGTGCAAGTTTGCAACTGCACCGCTATTGTGGCGGCTTAACCCACCAATTTCAAACATGGTGCTCACCGGCGAAGACCTCAAAGCGCGCGTGGCGGAACTGCAGCCCGCGTCGGAATCCGACATTGCCATTGCCTGCGGCTACGTTTCCGAGGCCGGCAAGGCTCGGCTGTCGGCATTCAAGGATGCACTTCTTGAAGCCCACGGCCTGGCCCTGAGCAAGCCCAAGGGCGCTGGTGGCCGCAAAGGCAAGCCCCTGTCGTTTGTGGTCACCACCGGCAAAACCGGCAACGTGGTGCTCGCTGGCGGCTACAGCGCTCTGCTGGGCATCGAGCCGGGCGAGCAGGTGCAGATTGCGCACCAAGGGAACCAGCTGATCCTCACCAAAGCCGGTGTGACGGCCACGGTGGCCACCAGCGCCGAGCCGATTGCCTTGGCGGCGCAACCGGTGGTGACCTACGACAGCGTGCCGGAACCGGCGCTGGTGGCTGCCTGATCAGTCGAACAGCGGCACGCTTTCAGCCAGCGGCAGCGGATTCGTCGGATACAACCGCTTCTCTGATGCTGTTGGTGTGCGCAGGGCCCGGGCCAGATCGGCTCGGGCCTTTTCCATGTCTGGGCCCCGATTTTCCAGCCGGCGAATGCGCTCGTCAAAGGATTCGATTGCCTCTGGATCCTTCACCCGTTCACGCTGGCGCCTCAAAGCCTCCAGCTGATCGCGGTGTTTCCCTTCGGCATAGGCCCGCACCCCATCTTCGTGTTCCTCGCGCCAGCGATCGGAATCCAGCAGCACCGCGCGGGTGGCGGGGTCACGTTCCTGCACCGCTTCGTTGGGAACGGGAACCGCGATGCAGCGGCAACGCGGATGAAATCCCAGCACCAGGCGATCCACCGGATAAATCCGCCCGTTCCGGCTGGCGCAGGTCGGGCAGGTCCGCTCATCGCTGCTGGCCAGCACCCGCACGTAGGCATCGCCGCGGTCGCGGGCCCGGGCCAGGCTGCCTTTGGCATAGGCATTGGCCAGCTCTGAGCGGGCGATCAGCGCGGCTCGCTGCTCCAGCCCCAGCCGTTGGGTGATGCCGTTGGGATCCTTGGCGCCGCGGAGCGCCTGGCGGATCTGCCGCTCCAGCCGAGCAGGGCCCCAGCCGCGGGTGGCGCCTTCACCCACGATCGCCACCAACTGATCACGAAACCGGACGGTTTCGCCTTGGATGAATGCCGAGGTGGACTGCGCCGCGGCGCGGATTGCCAGCGGATCGGCGCCGGTGAAGGGCACCTGATCAACGGGCCGGCGCACCAGGCGTTCCAGCCGTTCACCGAGCTCACCACCGAGGCGTGCGGCCTCGCGCAGGTCGCGTTCATAGCTGACGGTCCACTGGCGCAGCTCTTCTTCGCCCATGAACCGCTGGGCGTCGAGCACGATGCTGCGGAACTTGGCGGTGGCCTCAGCAGCGGAGTATTCGCCGGGCCGGCGGATCGCCTGACGGGATGGGTCGTAGCCCTGGGGCCCCAGTTCATCGAGATACCGGCTGTAGCTGCGGCGCAGGTCCACCAGGGTGCCGTTGAGAGAGCGCCGCAGGACCGCCACGATGTTGCGGCGGCTGCGACGCTCCAGCAGCTCCAGGGCGCCGGCGTAATCGTCAGCGAGTTTGGTCTGCTCGCCGGGCCCTGGCGCTTGGGTCATCAGGCGGCGAGCTCGTCGGCGTCATCATCGAGATCCCCGGCGGTGAGCAGGTCGTGTTTCACCTGCTCGATGACACCGATCAGCTCAAAGGCGGAGAGGCCTGATTCGTTGGCAGCGATGCACTCGGCAATTGCCTCGTGGATGGCGTCGTAAAGGACTTCAGCGGCAGACATGGTGGGGAGTGTCTGGGACGGCTTAGGTTTCCGGCGGCAGCTCGCCCAGGTCGTTCAGCCCCACATCGTCTGCACGGTCGGCCCGTTCCTGCGCCAGGCGTTTCAGCTCATCGTCCACGCTGGTCGTCACCTTCAGGCGGCCAGAGCGCTGCAGCTCCTCAATGGCCGAGCGCTGGCTGATCAGCTCCGCGCCGCCCGCCAGCGATTGCAGCTGGGCGATGTCTTGCGCATCAAGCGGCTGCTCATAAATCGAGTCGGCCATTTGCAGGCCGGCACCAGGCTCCAGCTGCTCACCGGTGAACATCACCCAGATCGCCATGAGCGATTGCATCACCGATGCCTTCCGCTGCGCGATCCGCTCGATCGCGTTTTCGGTCTGGGCCCCTTCCATGCTGGCCTGCTTGGCCGTTTTGGTGGCGCCGCCATCCCCGAACAGAAACCCCAGCGTTTGCCGGGCGATCAGCCGTTCCACCTCAGCAATCTGCTGCCGCTGTTCCACCAGGCTGCTGGCCGAGGGTTCAGCGAAAGTGAAGGATCCGCCCTGCTCCAGATCGATCACGGTGTTGGGCCCGATCACCAGCGGTCGTGGCGCCTGGCCCGGCGCGGGGGGCGTGCGGCCGATCGCCACTGGCACCGGCATGGCGCACTTGTGGGTTTTCTCGCGCAGGTCGGAGCGCTGCTGGAAGTGGTCGATGGAGTGCTCCACCACCTGCTGGAGCTCCATGACGCCGTGGCCAAAGCCACCCTGGTCGCCGGAATACCAAACCACGGGAACAATCGGGAGCTGCTGGCCGTTGGCGCCGATGTACTGGCCCTGATCCACCAGCGTGGCGGAGAGGTCGTTTTTGGCGTCGCGCTCGATCTTGAACAACCACCATTCGCCGCGACCGATCACGCGGTAGCGGGGTTCCATCGTGACGCCATAGTCTCCGTCTTCGACCTCAACGGTTTCGAGCAGGGTGACGCGCTCCAGGGTTTCGACCCCATCGGTGACCGAGACGCGCCAGTTAAGCGCCTTGGCCCGGGCCCGCTGCAGCAGGTAGGGCCGGCGGCCCATGGCAGTTTCCTCAGCGGCAGTGCCGGGGATGCCATCAGGCATTTCGACGCAGAGGGCAACGGCGCCATCGCGCAGCATGAGTTCATCGGCCTGCTGAAACCAGGCCTGCAGGCTGTCGCCTTCCAGGTCGATGTTGTCAGTGGCGGCCTGCAGTGACGGCGGTGGGCTGACAAGAGAGAACTTGGAGAGCACGCCAGCGAAGGCGTGAATGGAAGCACGGAAGAAGTCGCTGAAGACGCTGCGGTTCACGCGGGCCTTGTAGGCGTCATCGGGTTCGCCGGGCTCCTGAGGGAGATATTTCTGCTTGACGCCTTCGCCGCGGAGGCAGTGGAACACGTCGTAGGCGCGCTGCAGATCATCGGCGATCTCACGCAGCGCCGGATGCTGATAGCTGGGCAGCGATGAATCGCCTACGGGGTGGTCGATCTCCAGATTCACCGTTGCGCCACGGGCCTATGTGTGGAGCTTTCCGACTGAAGGGTCAGCCTTGCTTGGCCCAGATCGACTGGATCACTTGCTGATACTTGGCCGGCAGCTGCTTGGCGTCCTGGCGATGCACGGCGACATGGCCTTTGCGCAGCAGCTCGGCGTGATACATGAACTCACCAAAGGCCTTGCTGCGCTGGGGCAGCTGTTGGCGGGCGTACCGCTCGATTGCCGATGCGGCAGCAGAGAGCTTGCGATCGGCCATGGGGCGGGTACTGAGTGCGGCTCAGGTTTCCGGTCAGCGGCGTTCCCACCAGGATGGGAGGCGGTGTTCGATGTCGCGCCAGCATTCATCAAAGCCATCGCGAGCACCATCCGCCCAGCGGTAAAGGGCCCAGGTGATGGTGGTGATGAGTTCAAGGATGCCGGTGACGATGAGCACCAGCAGGAAGAGGGGAACCTTCCAGGCGATGACGGGCCAGCGGCGGCGGAGGCGTGTCATTCGACGGCCTCGACGGTGATGGTGGCCTCGGCGTTGAGCAACCAGGCGGCGCTGCGCAGCAGAGCGGATGCGAGCTTGAGGCGCAGCCGCAGGACACGCGATGGGCGAACGGTGAGATGCCAGGTTGCTGGCGGAATCTGGCCGATCGTCACGTCAGGGCTGGCCATGGTTGCGGGTGGTGATGACCCAGGCGTGCTGATGGCAGGGGCCTGGGCGCTGTCGGCTCAGGTTTCCGAAAGAGTGACCCCCGCTCTGGATCGGCCCGGCGGGCACGGGGGTGTTGCTGCGTCAGGTTTCCAGATGATCCGCCAGCGCATGGGCAGCAGCCTGCATTGCAGCAAACGCGCGTTGCAGTTCCTCAAGGGCACCAGCAGCTCGCACCAGAGCAGGGCACTCGGGCACGTACTTCAGCAGGTCAGCCAGGTCGCCCGGGTGATGGGTGGTGCGCAGGGCCTGGGCAATGTGCTGCCGGCCGGCGTGGTCCAGGGCAGCGCGGTAGGCGTCGTCGATGTTGGCCATGGCGGCCTCCAAGCAAGGGAATGGTGCGGCAGGCCCGGGGGCGAGCCTGCCGTGGTGTGGTGGCGGGATCAGGCGTGCAGCAGATGCAGCTGGTAGTGGGTGGGCACCGGGTGAAGGTGCCGACCGGCGATGGTGCTGCGGGAAAGTGCAGCACTGACCTCGGCTTCAACGGCTGATGCCCAGAGCCAAGCGGCTTGGCGTGGGTTGTCGGCAATGACGTGCACGCCGTTGGGCAGCTGCTGGGTGGTGGTGGGCTGGGGCTGGGTGAGGGACTCCAGGAACCAGCCATCCATCCAGACGGCGAAGGCCGGGGAGATCCAGCGGGCCAGGTCGATGGCGAGGCGNGGNTGNATCCAGGTGCCNTGNAGGTGNGNNNGGCCGCCCTGGCGGATGTCCACCAGGCCTGAGGCCGTGGCCGGAAATCCGGCAACGGCTGCGCCGCAGGGCTTCTCACCCACAACATTTGCAGCCAGAGCCGTGATGTACTCCTGGGTGCGCTCGTTGGCCAGGTAGTGGTTCAGCTTCCGGCCTCCGGCCTTGCACATCGCCGTCGCATTCACGAACCCATCAGCCTGGCGCCGCTCGATCGCGGTGCCCTGCCAGGTGCGGCGGTCGAGGCCTGTGGCAGGGCCCGGCTCGGGATCCTGGTTCCAGGGATAGGGCAGGTCGTCGCTGAGGATCTCCGGCTGCACCGCCAGGGCGGCATCGGCCTCGGGTGCGCCACGGCGGCGGCGCTGGTAAGCACGCATGGCGCAACGGCTGCTGCACCACTTGGCGGCCTGATGCTTGGCGGTGAAGGTGGCGCCGCAGCAGGGGCACTCGCGGGTGAAGGTGCGGATCATCAGCCCACCTCCGCGAACTCAAGGTTCAGGCCGGCCAGATCCGGAAATTCGCGCAGGGCATGGGCCACAGCGGCCTGGGCCTCGGCCGTGGTGTCGAAGTCGTTGGCGTAGCCCAGCTGCCAGAGCGCGCGGTCGATCGCGTCGGCAAAGGGGCCGCCCTCCCACGCGGGGGACGTGCAGGTCTTCATGGTGAATGCTCCGTTTGGTGCGCCAGACACTGCTGCCTGACCCTTCAAGCATAAGCACACCAGAGCGGAACGTGTCAACAGGAAAGGGGCTGACCGAAGCCAACCCCTCTCCCTACCGGGCCTCCAGTGCGGTTTCAGGCAAGGCCCAAACGAAACCCCGCCACCGCGTCCGCCCTTGCGGGTGGGACCGACCCGGCCCAGGCAGGCTACCTGCCCCTCATGCCTGAATCCTACCGTTGCGGTTGCGGATCTGCATCGCCTACGGATCCATCCCTTCGATCGGCTTGGCCATCGCCGCCACGATCGCGCTGGCAATCGCAAAGCCAGCAGTCCGGGCTTCAGGTGGTGACCACGGTGCAAACCCGCCCACCAGGCAGGTGCCAAGCGACAACGACAACACCAGGAATCGCCAGCGGATGTGCAGCGAAACCTCTTTCGGTGCCTGATGGGCAACTGCCAGGTCTTCCTGGATGCGCTCCCTCACAGGCCAACCAGCTCGATCACCTTGCCGTCGGCTTCTTCAAGCAGCACATGCCCCTTGCTGCGCTCCACCTGCTTGGCGCGCTTGTAGAGCGCCACTGCCCGGCGGAAAATCTCGGCGCGGGTCAGGCCGGTTTCATCGGAGATCGACTGCAGCTGGTCCGCCAGCTCAGCGCTCATGCGGATGTCAAATCGCTGCCGGTCAAGAACAGGCATGGCGGCACGGTGGTGGTGGCGTGGTCACGCTACCAAGGAATCCGGCGCAAATCCGGCAGCAATCCGGCATCACTCACGCCACCATCAACCCCAGCTGCACCGCTGCGGCCTCCAGTGACTTCCGGCTGCGGCGTCGCCGCGGGGCCTTCGCCTCAGGCTCCACAACCGGCACCGTCACCGCCAGCTGCAGTTGCATCACCTCGCTCAGCCGGCGGCCCTTCAGCAGCGCCTGCAGGCGCCGGTGGAACTGCTGCAGTGGCCCGGCTGGGTGCATCACGCGCCGCGGTGCGCCCCACCAGCTCACCAGCGTGGCCTGATCGCCAGCATGCAGGTTGGCCCAGGCCTGCTGCACCAGCGCTTGCAGCGGCGCCACCCGCGGCAGCTCGGGCTCTGAACCTTCGCAGGCATCAGCGCCGTGCAGGTCATCGAGGTTGGAGGTGCCGGCCATCGCGCCGAGCATCTCCTGCAGCTCGTCGAGGGTCATGCCGGACTGCTCGGCGACCTCTTGGGCGGACACGTCGGGATCGGCCATCAGCCGCTGCACCTTGCCCCACTGCTCCCGCCAGCGGCTGGGGAACTTGATCGCATGGCCTTTGTCGCGGAACCAGTGCAGGATCTCCCCCTGCACGAATGGCACCACGATGGTGCTGAGCGCATAGGGCTTGCCGGTGCCTGGGTTGAGCCGCTCGGGGTCGTAACGCCGGCAGCCGCGGATCAGGCCGACAAAGGCAATGGCCTCCAGGTCGTCGTAGGGCTGGCCGGTGCGGCGGTGGAATCGCCAGGCGGTCTGGCGGGCCAGGCCCAGGTTGGCGGTCACCAGGTCTTCGCTGACGGCGGTGGGGGCGGGGAAGGTGGTGGTCATGGCAGGGCAGTGGGCGGCGGGTTGGGCACGATGCGCAGCGGCGCAGGCCAGAAGCCGTGGCGGGTGGGGATGCTGGACCTGAACACCAGCTCCCGCAACCAGCCCCGTGCGCTGCGCCTGAGCGGCGTGACCATCCGATCCCAGATCGAGGGGCGCAGATCGACGATCACCACCTCGCCTGTCTCCGGGTCGCAGGCGCTGACGTGGCGGAGCTCCCGGCCACGGGCGTCGAAGACCTTGCCGCCGTGGCGGTAGAGCTTGCGGAACTCGAGGACTTCAAGCATCGGCATCGGTGGCCTCCAGTTCCGGCCCAGCCAGGAACAGCGCAGGGTCGGCGCCGTGCTTTCGGTAAGCCTTGCCCAGTGCGGTGCGGAACGCGGGCTCGTTGGCCACGAAGTCGCCAGAGAACCGCACCGCCATGGTCGCCTTGTCGCGGCCAAAGCTCTGCAGCAAATCCCAGTCAGGCCGGGCGCTGAAATCAGGATTCATGCACGGATGCACCTCGGCCACATCGGCCAGGGCCCGAAGCATCGCCGGGGTATTGAGTCTGATCTGGAGGTAAGCCATGGGTGGTGGGTGAGTGATCAGCGGAACCCCGGCGTTGCCGCCAGGCGCCGCTGTGGTTTCGGATCAGCGAACGGATCGGCAGGGCCGGGCGTGCCGTCCCCGTGGCCGTAGTGGGCCACCGAGACGCGCATCGGGCCGCTGCCCTGCACGAAGTTCACCGCCTGCGTCACGCTGTCCACCAGGTCATCGAAGGTGTCGCCGGGGAACTTCACCAGCTGGCTGGTGAGCGTTGACGTGAGCGCATGGCGCCGCGGGAAGAACACGCGGCCTTGGTTGAACTGCGGCGTCGCGGCATTGGCCCGGCTGGTCTTGCCGCCCAGAGGATTGACCGCATGCACCGTGAAGCCGGCCGCAGCGCGCTTCAGGGCGGAGATCACGGCCGGGCCGTTGGCCTTGTCTTCCACCAGCAGCTCACCGAAGGCCCAGACGGGCCACATCGCGGCGATGGTGTCCATCGTGGCGCTGAAATCCAAGCGCTGGTTGATCAGGTCCAGCAGCCACAGCCCGGCCGCGTCCTGGCCCCAGAGCGTGATCGCCACCATGTCGGTGCCGGCCGAATCCTTGAACGTGCAGTCGATCGAGGCCAGGCGCCGGGCGAACCGCTCCGGCAGCACGGCGTCGCCGAACTCACCGGGTCGCTCAGCGGTGCCCCAAAACCGGAACATCTCACTGGTGAAGATCGTGCCCTTCCCGGGCGTCGGCCGCTGCTGGTAGAGCGCTTCCCAGTCGCGATCGGGGGTGTTGAGGCGCTTCTTGCGGGCCCAGTCTTCGTCGTAGCGGCTGGGGTCGAGGGCCTGGCCGGGCTCGCGATCATCAACCTCGCGGGTGACCAGCGCCGGCAGGGGTTTCAGCAGAGGCTCAGCGATCAGCGGCAGGCTGATCACGTGCCAGGGCTCGGCCGCATCGCCGTTGCCGTCGCGCTCCAGCTGCTCGACCTGGGTGAGCAGCCAGCCAATCAGGTCGGCCTCAGCCCAGCGGGTGTGGGTGATGAGCTTGATGCCGCCGGGCTCTTCCCGGGTGTTGAGCACGGTGGACCACCAGTTGTAGAGCTGCCTGCGGTAGGCGGCACTCTCGGCCTCTTCGCGGCCCTTGATCGGGTCATCCACGTTGAGGAAGTCAGCCGGCAGGCCGGTGCCTTTGCCCACGCCTGCAGCCCAGAACCCACCGAGGCCGCCGGCGGTCTTCCAGCGATCCTTGCCGGTGCTGGACGGGTGAAGGCTGCCGCCAGAGGCGAGGAAGTAATCACGGGCAGCCTCGCCGAACTCTGCGGCGAGGGTTTGGGTGTTGGCGCCCTGGCCCCAGGTGCGATCAGGGTGGCGGCGGAGGAAGTAGCCGGGCAGGAACCGGCTGAAGATGGTGGACTTGAAGTGGCGGGGCGGCAGCTCCACCATCAGCCGGGGGAGCTCACCATCAGCGACGCGTTGGGCGATGGCCACCAGGCGGGTGGTGTGGCGGGTGAACGGGAACGACGGGAAAACGGAGGCGATGTAGTCACCAAAGGACTTGGAGTAGGGCGCCTGCGGGGCGACAGAGGTGGCCTGCTGGCTCAGGTCCAGCACGGCCATCCGGGATTCGATGTCAAGTGTCGGCATCAGCCTTGCCGCCGAGCCCGCGGGCCTGGAGCTGGAGCAGGACCGTCCGTTCCTGCTCCACCGGCAGACCGGCAGCGGCGATGGCATCCACCACGGCGCTCATGGTGCGGCGTTCAACGCGACGTTCAGCAGCGGCATCGCTGAACTGATCGCGCAATGCAGGGTGATGGGTGAGCATCCAAGTTGCTGCCCAGGTGTTGCCGTCGTTGGCAGATTTGGTGACACAGCCGAGCATTGCTACGGCTGTGTTGCGATAGGCCTCAAACACAGCGGCGCGAAACCGCACTTTCAGGTCATCGGCGCCTTGTTCTTCAGCTTCGCGGACCCAGCGGTGGCAGGTCTTGCGATGCACGCCGATGGCGTCCGCGATCATGTCGAGCGGCAAGCCTTCAGCAGCCATGACGCTGGCAACCCGCACGGCGTCGGATGTCAGTGCAGTGGGCCGGCCACCAGCCACGTGGATGAGGGATGCAGTGGCAGCAGCTTAGCTGTGGAGCGGTGCGGATGCACAACCGGATTGGGTCAGGGGTCAGGCGGGCATGGATCCTGCGATGCGATTCAGGGCGTCTGCAGCGCGATCAATGGCGATGGCCTGGGCGATGCCTACCAAGAGGTCGGGATCGGCGGGGAAGTTGAAGACGGCGTTGTGGGCGGCCTGCGCGGCTTCAAGCAGCTGAACGGCTGAGGCGACATCAGCTGGCTGAGAGCTGGCCATTGGTGGGGTGCGGTGGCTTCAACAGCTTAATGCCGCCACCAGACGATGCGATTGCGGATTGGCGCCGGGAGGCTGCCCTGTGCCGGGTGTTCCGTTTTTCGGCAGGCGGTACAAAAAGCGGTACGGCTCAGAAGCCGCGCCAGCACTGGCGTCTGAGCCCCTTTGTACCGTTGTACCACCTGTTCCAACACAAACACACACACACAGGCGCACGCGCCTGCGCGCCCGCACGCGCCTGCGCACACGCATAAGGGGGTCTCTTCTGGCCAGGAGCGGTACAAACGGTACAAACGGAACAACCCAGTCCACGACTGGGCTCTAGGCGTACCGCTTGGCGGGACGTGTTCCGTTTTTTCGGTACGCGGTGCTCAGTTCGAGGCGATCGGTAGCGAAACCGCCCTGGTCGGATCCTTCATGCCCTTGAACCGCACCTTGCCGGCCTTCTGCGCGTCAGGCAGGCGGCCGAGGACTGTGTGCCAGCTGTGTGACCAGGCGGTGTCGGCAAGGATGCGGCGGAGGCCGAGGGCTGAGTTGGAGATCAGGAGGCGTCCAGCATCGACGCGAATTCCGATCCGCCCGAGGTGCGTTTCAGCTGCTTCGGCTGGGATTTCGGCTGATTCGCTGCCGCCGGTGAAGGCCTCCACCAGCTCCCAGATGGTGCGGGTAATGACGGCATTGCGGCTGAAGACCTTGCCGGCGCTGATCTCGGTGCGCTCGACTTCAACGCGCACCTGATGCTGAAGGATGTGCTGGAGGCAGCGTTCTTCATCGGGCTGCTCAGCGGCTTCCCGGTAGGCGGCCCAGTCGTTGCTGTCGATGAGCTGAAAGGCATCGGCTTCGGTTGCGACGTTGGTGTTCATGAGCGACCAGGCGCCGGCCAGGAGGGTGCCGTATTGATCGCCTTGGCGCTGACTGTCGAAGCGATTGGCGGCAGCCCGGCGGAAGACGGCAACGCTGCTGCGGATAACGGGGATGAGCTGCACGGAGCGCAGCAACATGCGATGGCCAATCTCGGGGGTGACGATCGCGGTCATGTCGCGATCCAGCGCATCCCAGTGCGCGCGGCGCTGCTCGGGGCCCAGCACGTTGGGGTTGCGGAGGGTGAGCTGGGCGAAGCGGCTGGAGTCGGCGCCCTGCTTGAGGGCTGTGGAAATCGAGCACAGCAGGAACATGGCCCGAGCGGTGAACCGCTGGGCGGTGCCCTCGGCGCCACCACGGCCGACGAATCCCCGGCCAGAACTGGAGGCGACCCGGGCCAGCGCCAGGATGTCCTGGATGCGTTTGCGATCGGCCTGTTCGTTGGATTCGGCCTCGTCCATGATCACGGGCAGGGCATCGGCGCGCAGTTCCTGGCGGATGGCGGGCTCGGTGGTGCTGCCCTCAGGCCAGAGGGCGATGCCCTGCAGCAGGGTCCCCATGAACCGATCGAGGATGGCGGACTTGCCGGAGCCGGCCGATGCGGTCAGCCAGACGTGCGGGCGCCAGGTGAGGGAACCGCAGATTGGTGCGAGTGCGGTCCAGCCGGCCAGGAGCAGGCCTGATGCGGGGACTTCCCAGAGGAAGCGGGAGGCGATGTCGAGAATTTCGGCGCCTTGGTGATCGGTGAGCGGGTCGAGGTTGGTGGACAGGTCGATGGCCGTGAGGCGCTGATAGTTGAAGCGCGACGGCGGCTGGTTGGTGATGGGATGGAGGGTGCCGTTGACCAGTAGTCGATCACCGAGGTGAAGGACGGGTTTGCCGTCATCCCACCATGCGCCACGGCCGCGGATGCGATCACGGTCGTAGACGCCGACGCGGGCCTGCTGCTCAAACAGGGATGACGCGGCAGCGGTCCAGTTGGGGCCGTTCTTGCCGCCGGGGTAGACGGCCTCCCAGTAGCCGACCGGGGCCAGGGCCAGCAGGTTGGTGGATGTGTGGGATGCGCGGCCGATGCGAACCACCTGGCCGGTGTTGTTGGGCTGGTAGAAGTAGCCACCGTCGTCAAACCCCAAGCAAACGAATGGCGCGCCGCTGGGGATGTCAGCAGGCCCTGGCGGCGCTGGCCGATCCGGGGGCGGCGGTGGTTCGGGCGGGGCCTCGACGGGTTTGGCGAACCGCTCGATGGCTTTGGCGGCGCGGCCTGGGGTCCAGCCATCGGCGGCTGCATCGGCCAGGTCCCAGCCGGCGGGGAGCGAGTCGGGAACCTTGACGATCTGCAGTGACCCTGCGATCGGCAGCAGGCGTTGGGCGAGTTTGCCGGCACATTGCCGGCCGGCATCATCAGCATCGGGCCAGAGCGTGACGGCGCGGCCGTTGAGCACGGACCAGTCAGCGGCGTTGATGCCACCGGTGCCACCGCACCAGGCCAGGGTGACGTGATCGGGAAAGAGGGCCTCAGCCGCGTCGGCGGATTTCTCGCCTTCGCAGATCAGAACCGGTGCATCGGGGCGGGCGGTGAGGTCCGGCAGGCGGTAGAGGGGCCTTGGTGTGGGCCAATCGGAAGCAAAGCCATCGCGGCGGGAGGGGTAGTGCCAGCCGCCGTCCAGCCAGGTGCGATGGACGAAGAGTTTCCCGGGTTTGGCATCGGGTGTTTTGGGCGGCTGCGGAACCCGCTGAATCCAGAACAGCTGCTCGCCCTGGGCGTTGCGATAGCACCACTGCGCGGTGGCGCTGCCCAGGTCGGGTGCGGCAGCGTCGGGTGGCGGCTGATCGGGGATGCGATGGGGCCTGCCGCGGCGTTTTGGCGCAGCAGCGGCCGGCGCTGCAGGGAGCCCCAGATGCTGCTCAACGGCCTTGAGCGCCTGCTTGAGATCCCAGCTGCGAACGCGCATGAGCAGGTCGAGGCCGGACATGGCGCCGCCGCGCTGATCCTTGCCACCGCACTGGTTGCAGAACGCCCCACCAGGGCCGTCATCACGGTCCCAGCGGTAGCGATCGGTCCCGCCGCAGGCGGGGCAGGGCTGGTGTTGATCGGTGAGCTGCTCGGGCGCCAGGCCGCCGAGTTCCATCAGCAGCCGTGGCCAGTGGCCGGCTGCAGCGTCAAGGGTGGTGGCCATGGATCAGGCCTTGGCCGCTGGGCCTTGGCGTTCGATGTCGCGGCGGATGAGCTGGCGGATGTAGGCGGCCCTGGAGCAGCCGAGGTAATCGGCCTGCTGGTCGAGGTGCTGGACGTGCGAGGCGGGGACTTCGAGGGTGATCGCGCGTCTGCCGTCAGAAGTGGGCCAGGTGGGCATGATCTGCTGTAGATGCGCTGAAAGGATAGCGATGCAGTTGCGGATCTGCACCGGTATGATGCGACGGCCACCACGCACACCGCTCCATGGCCAAGCCAGCCACTGCCCGGCCCAGGCGGTGGATGCCTGCGGAAGTAGTAAGCCGCGGGCCTGGGTTCTGGCCTGTTGATGGTCCCGTCGCGGACTGCCGCTGGCGCCAGGTAACGCTCGCCTATCGGGCGGCAGCAAGCGGTGGGTGGTGGCACCCCACTGATCGGACGAATCAGGCCATGGCACTGAGCTTTCTCAAGTCGTTTCTGAAGGCCACGGCCATGCAGATCGTGGCGATTGCGTTTTTGGGCCTTGTTTTGTGGCTGCAGCCGTCGCATCCATGGCTGTCTTTGGCGCTGATGGTTGGCGGGATTTCGTGCGTTTGCGCGTGGGTCGCCCGATGACCACCCCAACCCTCCGCCCCTACCAGCATCAGGCCGTAGCCGAAATCCGCGAGGCGTACCGCCAGCGCCATCGGGCGGTGCTGTTCGTGCTGCCCACTGGCGGGGGCAAAACCGTGCTGTTCAGCCACATCACCAGGGAGACCGCCGCCCGAGGGAATCGGGTGTGTGTGCTGGTCCACCGGGCTGAGCTGCTGCGGCAGGCCAGCGCTGCGCTCCACAGCCTGGAGGTGCCCCATGGACTGATCGCGGCGAACCGAAGCATGGACCTGTCCAAACAGGTGCAGGTCGCTTCGGTTCAGACCCTGGCGCGGCGGCTGCATCGGATCCCGCGGGAGTTCTTCAACCTGCTGGTGGTCGATGAGGCGCACCACAGCAACGCCGGCACGTGGGCGACGGTGCTCGAGCACTGCCACCGCGCTCGGGTGCTGGGTGTCACCGCCACGCCGTGCAGGTGCGATGGCCGGGGACTGGGCGAGTGGTATTCGGAGATGGTGCTGGGGCCCAGCCCAGCGGAGCTGACCGAGGCTGGATTCCTGGCTCCGGCCCGGGTGTTGGCGCCGCCGGGATTCGATGCCACAGGCCTGCGGCGAAAGATGGGCGACTTCGACATGCGCCAGGCGGCCGAGATGCTCAGCGCCGGCCAGGCGATGGGTTCACCGCTGTCGCACTACCGGCAGCACCTGGACGGGCGAACGGCGATCGCGTTTTGCTGCAGCGTGGCCCATGCCGAAGCGGTAGCGCGGCTGTTCAACGACCACGGGATCGCCGCGGCGTCGATCGACGGGAAGATGGACGCCGGCACCCGGGAGCAGCTGCTGGCGGATCTGGGCGCCGGCCGGCTGAAGGTGCTCACCAGCTGCAGCCTGATCGGCGAGGGCGTGGACGTGCCCTCGGTGGCGGGCTGCATCCTGTTGCGGCCGACGCAGAGCGTGAGCCTGCACCTGCAGATGATCGGCCGATGCCTGCGGCCGCAGGCCGGAAAGACCGCGGTGATCTTGGATCACGTGGGGAACACACAGCGGCTGGGCCACCACCTGGAGGATCGGGAGTGGACGCTGGAGGGCACGCCGAAGAAGGACCGGGAGAAGGCCCCAAGCGTGAAGGTCTGCCCGGCGTGTTTCTCGGCGATGCCCAGCGGGAAGGCGACGTGCCCGGACTGCGGCCATGAGTTCGTGCCGGAGCGGCGTGAGCTGGAGCATGTGGATGGGGAGCTGGTGGAGGTGCAGCGGCGGGAAGCGAAACGCGAGCAATCCAAAGCCCAGACCCTCGAAGACCTGATTCAGATCGGCAAACGCCGGGGCATGAAGAATCCCCGCGGCTGGGCACGGCACGTGCTGGCGGCACGCGAGACCAAGGGTCAGTGGAGGTTGGTGGCGTGATGCCCCTACGGTGGTGGCACCCGCGCCGCCACCGTGCTCAGGCTGTTCCTCGACTTCCTTTGCCACCAGGCGTTCAGCGCACCCGGCGGCCCGGTGCCCTACACCGCGGCGATGGCAGCTGAGGATGAGGAACTGCTGGACGGCGTAACCGTGCCCTAAGGCGCCAGCCGGGCTTTGCCCATCCGGTTTTTCTCGTACCACCCCGCCACCTGAGGCGCCCAGGCCTGCAGCTCCGGCCAGATCAGGTCGCACAGCTGCCGGATTTCCAGCTGCGCATCGAGCTTGGCCCGCAGATCCAGGAAGTGCAGCAGGGATCGCAGGTTGAACGACACCACGAAGTGCTGGCGGGTGTCGAACGGCAGCATCCCCCGGGCATGTTCTTCGGCCATGCCGTGGCGGATTTGGTAGGCGTAGTGCCCAGCCGCGTCATAGGCGCGGGCCAGGTCGATTTTTCGCAGATCGTCGGTGTAGGCGTACCGATCGCCGCTGCGGTCGGTGTAGTCGCCCACCGGCCGCAGGTAGAACACCTCTTCGATCTCGCGGCGGCCGCTGGCCACGTCGATGATCCGCTGCGAGGTGTAGCGGAACGACTGCACGTCCCAGCTCAGGCCCACCCGATGGGTGCGGCCCTGCTGCATGACTGAATGGGGAAACCAGCCGGCATTCAGCGTGATCTGCGGATGCTCCAGCGGGCCGAAGTGGCCGCGTCCGCCGGCCAGCAGGTGTTTGATCAGCAGCTCGCCAGCACGTTCTTCGCTGGGTGGTTCAGCCAGGAACACCAGATCCTCAGAGTAGTCCTGGCGCATGGCCCACCAGCAGACGGTCTGCGGGTTTTCAGTGCGGGCCAGCGTGACGACCTTGAACAGTGGATCCATTAAGCCGTGGTGGGAACCTCAGGTTTCCTGAAACACCCCCACGTACACGGTGCCCTTGCCGCACAACGGCAGGATCCGATCCTTGAGGTCGCTGTTGTGGCAGCGGATGCACCCCAGCGTTGGATGCAACGTTTGCCGCGGTGCCCAGGCCCCGGGCCAGCCGCAGGCGGTGCCGCCGCCGTGAATCATGATCCCAGCGCGGCCGTTGGCGGCTTCCTGGTTTTCGAGCTCCACCAGATCGAACGAATACCAGCCGTAGGCCATGGCGTTGTCGGACTGCGGCGGCTTGGGGTTCTGCTCGTAGTCGCGGTAGATCTGGCCGATCTTGTACAGCCCTGGTGGGGTGTCGCTGTTTTTTTTGGTCCACACGTTGTCGGCACCCTGGCCGCGGGCAAGCGCCGGGATCTTCCAGAGCAGTTTCCCGCTGTGGTCGTAGGCCTCCATGTCCTGGTCACGATCGTTGACCAGCAGGTAGGAATCGCCGGGTTTCACCGGTGCAGGTTTCTTGGGCCCGGCCATCCCCTGCTCTTCGGCGCCGCGGGGATCAAGGCCCTTGGCCGGCGCCTTGGCCGTGGCTGCTGGGGCAGGCTTGCCGGTGAGTGCCGCACGGGTTTTCTGCAACGCCAGCTGCACACTGGTCACCGCTGCGCTGGCGCGATTCCCGGCGCTGTCACCGTCGTAGAACCCGCGACCATCAGGCCCAGGGATCGACGCCCATTCCTTGGCCAGATCCAGCTGCGCTGCCGCCAGGTCGTTGCTGCGCCCCTGTAGGTAAGCCGCCAGAGCGGGCCGCTTGCCGCCGAGCAGCAGTGCTGCGGCCAGCCGGTCTTGGTTGTCGGCGTTGAACAGCTCACCCGGGCTGATGCCGGCAGCCTGCGCCGCGAGCTTGAGGGTTTCGGGGATGAACTGCGCCGCACCCACCGCAAACACCTGCCCCTGAGCCTGCAGCTTCTGCACCTGCGCCAGCGTCAACCTCTGGAGGCCACCGCCGGGGTAGGGGCCCGGTGAATCACCGGCCTTGCCGCGGTTGTAGGAGTCGTAGCCGCCTTCGCCGGCATAGATCACGTTCAGCAGCGGCCGCACCGCCTGAACCGTGGCGTTGATCGGTGGCGGCGCTGCTGGGCTGCCTGCTGCGCGCCAGAGATCGGTGAACTCCTGTCGTTGTGGATCGGTGAGCAGCTCATCCAGCCGGCCAAAGGCTGCCAGCTGGTGCGGTGTCAGCTGACCCGTCCGGGCGATGTGCTCTGCAGCAGCGCGAACTGAGGCGTAGCTCATCGCTTGAGGTTGCGGAGGGCCGCCTTCATCGGGTCGTACAGCCCAATCACCGCTTCGATCTGACTGGCGCTGGCGCGGTTGCCGGTGGCCTGGGCAATGGATTGCGCTACGACGGACTCCACCACGATCGGCGCGGGCTTCATCGAGAGCACCTGGGGCAGGTCGGAATCCAGCTGGGCATAGACCTTCGGCAGCGCCTGCCGCAGTGCTCTGTCCATGGCCATCTTCAGCAGCAGCTTGGCCAGTTCAATCAGCAGGTGTTTCATGGTGATGGTGAAGATTTGACGAGCAACGCCAGCAGCGCCGCTGGGGCAGCGGTCAGCGCACCTTCAAGGCGCCCTCTGGCGTTGTCGCATTCCCCTGGCCTGCGGGCCTCGCAGATCGCCAGGTCCGTGCCAAACGTGCCGATGCCAATGGCGTAGAAGGCAACAATCCAGCGAATGAGGAAGCGCCGCTCATCCATTGCAAACGGGCCTCCAGCGCCTGGTCTGCCTCAGTTTTCCACCTGCGGCACTATGGCAATGCAGAACCGCAACCGCATCAATGGCGAGCGAACACGAAACGCAGCAACGGATCCTGCTGGCGTGCGGCAATGGTGCAGCGCGGCTGTGGCGCAACAACGTCGGCACCGGCTGGGCGGGACCGGCCACGCGGGTGACGACTGGAAACCTGCGCGCCGTGGCACTGGGCTTGCAGCCGGGCGATGTGGTGATCCGCAGCAGCAGGCCCCTGCATGCGGGGTTGTGTCAGGGATCGAGCGATCTGATCGGCTACCGCTCCCTGCTGGTGGGCCCTGAGCATGTGGGCCAGCGGCTGGCGCTGTTTGCCGCGGTGGAGGTGAAATCAGCGACGGGCCGGGCAAGCGCTGAGCAACGGGCGTTCCTCGATCACGTGGCGGCGGCCGGGGGCAGGGCGGGAATCGCCCGATCGGTTGAGGATGCGCAGGCCATCATGGAAGCGCCATGATTTCACTACCGTTACGGTTGAGGAATGAAGATCACTGCCGGCGCCCATCCTGATCTGCCGTACCCCTTCAGCAACGGCCCTGAAACGCCAGCGCCGCCGCCACGGGGCCTGGATCAGCCGTTGGCCCTGGCATCCGAGCGGCACGAGCAGGGCGTCCAGGCGCTCAAAGCGCTGGTGAATCTCTGGCTAGGCCGCAGCGGAATGTCGCATGAACAGTTGGTGTCGATCGCCGCCTGGGGCCTGGGCGAGTCCGGGATGATCGACACCACGCTGATCAGCCGTGTGCGCAATGGCCGGCAGACGCGTGGCGCCAGCCTGCGGCACCTCGACGCAATGGCAGCAGCAAACCACGCGATCTGGCTATGGCAGACGGCAGGGGCAGACAATGCCAGGGCTGAGCTGGGCCCTCACAGCGGCTGGGGCGTGCAGGATGCGTGGCTGGATGACGCGATCTGGCTGCCGCACCCAGAGCAGGAGCAAGAGCCGCTGGCATTTGCTGACTTTGCGAGTGTGCTGGCTGGTCACATGGAGCTGCCGTACCTGGCGAAGTCATCGCTCAGCCCGATTGATGCCATTCGGCTGAACGACGGTTTGGCGCAGCTGCTTGAAGCGTTGATTGCTGATCGCGGCTGGGGGCCCCGCGAAGCAATCCGCCAACTGCTGGAGGCCTATCCGGCCAACGACACGGCCAGGCAGCAGCGATTGCGAGGGGTGATCGTGGGGGATGTGCGGCTGACCAAAGACGAGCTTGAAGCGGAGCTCTACGCCATGGCGGAGATGATCCGTGTGGTGCGAGGGCTCAAGCCAGGGAGCTATGGGCCAGCCCAGCTACGGCAGGAACTGCTGACTGGTCGCCGTTTTCAGCCCTAACCACCAGGCAGCCGTGGCGGTGGCCCTCGATCAGGAGCTCCACGGGCTGAAATAGGGCATCAGGAACGGCGTCGAGCATGCGCCAGGC